ACCACGTCCTTGTGAACGCTGAGTGGGATGAGTCGACCGAAGAGAATCAGAAGTACAATGAGGGACACAAGCCCAGTGGGGCCCCACCTCTGAAGAAGTACATCGAGGGGGATGCCGGCCACGTTGTGCGATCACATTTCCAGTGCGGCGGTCAGCGGACCCGCGTACGGCTCCGTGTCACCGATCTTCTGGCGAACGATCGAGACGCAGCGCGTGTCATCGGGCAGTGGCCATGACATCGTCTCACCGTTCTTGATGCGCACGACGCCGTTGGCCACCACACCCCCGACACGACCATCATCGTTGATGAAGACCCACGGTTTGTTATACGGCTTCGCCACAATGCGAAGTGCGTAGTCCGGTCCGGCGTGGTCAAAGATACCGGTGTCGTTCGTGAGCACCAGCCACAGTCGCCTACGATTGGCGCCACCCGGCACCGCGATGCTGCTCTCGGTGGCCTCGATCTTGATGCCTGCCTGTCCGAGCATGTCGTCATCTCCGTTCATGCGTGCAACGGGATCGTAGTCGTCCGCTCCCGCATAGTCGTCCATGTCTGAGCGACCCGAGACGTGAACGTGTCCCATGTCACCCGACGATGTCACCGACTTGGTGGGCTGCCAGCTGACATGCCAGCAGTGACCGTCATCATCGGTGTAGTTGATGTACTTGACCCAGCGCGCACCCGGGTAGTCCGCGTCCTTGTCCCTGATGATCTGCAGCGCGATCTTCGTGTTCTCCGCGCGCGCCGCCGCAGAGTCATCACGCGGCATGATGTCGATCGCGCGACCCTTCCACCGTGTGTAAGCGTTGGGCCAGCCCGTGTAGCTGAAGGACGTGTGATCCTCCGGCTTCGATGCTAGGAGGTGAGAATTGTCCGGGTAATCGTACACGGTGAGTCCGTGTCGACGAATGTTCGCCTGCGTCTTCGCGAGTGGACGAACGAGAGCGTAGGGCTTACCGGCGTTGAGCCAGTCGTAGTATCCCTGTGATGCCATGCTGCCTCCCACCGGGTGACAGCTGGATTCTAGCAAGTTTCGCGTTGACACAGCACACCGCCCCACGGAATAGGGCCGTGGGGCGGTGCGGAGGTGCCGGCGATCGGAGACAGGTCAGATCGCGACGGACTCCTCCTGGGGTGCGGCCGCCGGCTCCGCCAAGGCGGGGGATGCCTCGGTGGTCGCAGGAGCCTCGCCAGCCACCCACTTCGCGGACCCGCCAGAGCCGGTCCGATGGATCAGGTGCTCACGCTTGCCGAGCCGCCAGAGCGACAGGTACACCTTGTTCGATTCGAGGCTGAGTGCCTCGCCGATCTCGGCCTTCGTCTTGCCGCCGGCGGCGGTGACCTCCTCTGTGCGCAGGTACTCCAGCACGCGCGCGTCCTGGTCGAGAGTGGCCTGCGGACGCGGACGACCACTGCCACCCTTCGCGGCCTCCGCCGGGTTCTCGGTGGCCGGCGCCTCACCCTCGGTGACCGGGACGGCCGGGGCCTCAGGCTCCGTCATTGTTCCTCCAAGTAGCTTCTTGAACTTTTTGAGTGTCAGGTTTGACTGTACCAGGTTCGATGACCAGGCGTTCGTACAGTCGATGAGAAACTCGCGATCTCCGATTGGCTCACCGGCGTACGAACCCGGTTGCTCGTCCAGTGCGGAGTGGATCCACTCGCCGATCCACCGGCCGCAGTCGACGGTGATGCCCTTGCCCCAGGTGGCCACGAGTCCCGGCGTGTTCCTCAATGGCTCGATGAGCCAGGTGTCTGGGAAGCCCATGACGCGGGCTACCTCACGATGTGTGAGAGGTCGTTGAAGCCTTGGGTGAAAGGCAACGATGGGCCCAGCACCTGTGATAACTCGGGCAGGCGCGTCACCGATCCACTTGACGGGGGTGTTGTATCCGAGGTTGAAGTCGCTGGCGACGACCTTGGACTCGGTGGCTCGCCATGAATCAGGCAGTCGTCCGTGTGTGTCATAGTAGCGGCGAGCAAGTCGAGCGAGGTGTTCGCCTCCGTTCCACTGAACGCCCTGCAGCAGATCAACCACTCGCTGAATGAGCGGAGCACGCACTGACACGTGCCCGTCCACGAGAAGGTCGTCACGCGTCCGAGACTGGGCCCACCAGGAAGGAGTACCTGCAAGAGGTAGGGCACCCCACGCCAGCGGTTGATCTTCCAAGTCGCCGATAGCGTCGTCCAGCACCGGCAGTCGGTCTCGATGAGGCCACTCGATGCCGAAGGGGACCCGAGTTGCGACCCAAAAATAGCGTCGGCGATGCGCGACTCCGCCGACACTGTACGCGTCGTGAAGAACGTGGTGGAGCGTCCACTGATCACCTGTCTTCTCCTCCAGGTCATGGCGGAGTGCCCTCATGAGGGCGAGACCGTCTGGGCGTGTGAAGGCTAACTGGACCGACTCGAAGATTGCGACTTGCGGACGCACCCGAGCGGCGTAGTCCGCGAATGCCCACATGCAGTGGTTGATCGGAGAGTTCGCACCGCGAAAATGCTTCGCCGACATACCCGAGAAACCCGAGCAAGGGGGATTGCCAGCCACCACGGTGGCGTCCACGACGGACCACTGGGCGGGGTTAGTGGCCTCGCTCCGCCACCCTTGACCCAGTAGTCCGCGATTGGCCTCGCAGTTGGGGACACCAAAGCCTCCCTTCATCTCACGTTTGCCGACGAGCTCGAACCCCGCCTGGACCATACCTAAGGTAAATCCGCCCGCGAAGCCGAGCGCGTCGACAAACGTGTGTGCCATGTGGTCTACGGTATCGGGCCGTCACCCAGTGGGGCTGATGTACCCGTCATCGATGCGGCCGTGGTTGACTTCGTGCTTGCGGAGGTAGCGGCTGAAGAGTTCGTCCGCCGACATGTTCACCACGAGCATGAGATTCATGAAGAAGTGGAACGCATCGACGAGCTCGTCCTTGTACCGATCCTCCATCTCCGAGGTGAAGACGGCGGCACTCCATGGCTTCCACGGCACCTCACGCAGTGCTTCGTGGAGTTCATCGGTGCAGGCGAGGACCATTGTTCGCACGTAGTCCTTGAGATTGTCCTTCGTTAGGTGACGTGGGTGCGCGCCGACGAATCGTTCCTGCAGCAACGCCTGTAGACGAAGCATCTCCTCGAGACGATCCGCGAAGAGCTCTTCCTCTGTGACCTCGTACATCAGTCCTCCGTCTTGAGAGCGCGATATACGCCCTCCTCGATCGTCACCTTCGGTTCATAGTACTCGAAGAACCGAGTGGGGTCACCCACGCGATTGAGAACACCGAGTGGCTTCGTCTCATCAACCACGATGGTCCACGAGTCACGACTGACCGCGTTCATCATGAGATGCACGAGATCACTCATCGACGTTCCCTGCCCCGTGCACAGGTTAACTGGCTCGCCGTCGCTCTGTCCGTCCCGTTGTGCAAAAGCGACGGAGAGCATTCCCTTCACTACGTCATCGATGTGGATCCAGTCGCGACACTGGCGAGCGCTACCCCAGATCGTGAACGGACTTTCGCCGTTGCGAATCCGCTGGACGAACGCTCCGAACGGCCAATCGGTACCCTGATCCTCACCGTAGCCACTGAACGGTCGCACGACGGTAACTGGTACACCGGCGGCTCGAGCGGCCGCTGCGAGGTGCTCTCCGGTCAGCTTCGTGATGCCGTACGTGCCGTCGGCGAGACGCGGATCCCAGAGATCGATCATATCCTCCTCGAGACGCATCTCGTGATCACCACCGAGGATGTTTTGATACTCGATGGGGTACGCGGCGCTCGAGGAGATGTAGAGGACGCGCTTCTGCCTCGTTCGCATTGCCCAGTGGAAGAGCGCCGCGTTCAGTTGCATGTTCTGCGCGAAGGTCATCGGCTGGCCGTCGATGGCCGCGCGATGCGCACCCACTGCGGCGCAGTGAACGACGAGATCGTACACGTTGTCGTTCCACCGAACGACGTCGTTGAAGTCCTTCATGGACCACGCCATCGGACCGGCGATGTCGCAGCGGTGAACGTCGTAGTCACGCGCTCGCAGCTCGGCGACGGTGTGCCGGCCAACGAACCCAGCCGCTCCCGTGACGAGTGCGAGTCGCTTCCTGTGGTTGGTGATCACTGCCAGATCATCTCCTCGATCATCTTGAGGTATCGCTTCTCGCCCATGGCCCTCTCGAAGTGCTCTCGCTGCCTCGTGATCAACCACTGGGCGGTCTGTGGGTTTGCGGCGACGGCGGCGACGCGCTGCTTGAGCTGCCGTGGGGTTGAGACGTGAAGCCAGGATCGCAGCACCTCGTGCGCATCCTTTAGGATGTTGTCCTGGTCGTCGTAGTCTGGGTGGAAGAAGCAGATCGTACCACCGGCGAATGCCTCCCACGGCTTCGCTGTGGCAAATCCCGAACCGGACGACGGTGTGGTGAACGTGCACAGTGTGTCGTTGAGGAGTGGGTAATACTGATCCCACGGCGCAGGCTTGATCTCGAACCCGAGCTCGGTCTGTGACCTCTCACTCCACGTGCCATGCACCCAGTGGGGATTCTCTGGCGAGTTGCTGTCGATGATCGGCATCACCCACTCCTTCATCACCGTGAGTCGATCCATGCCAGCCTTCACGCCGATGGCCCGCGCCTCGTTGATGAACATCCCAAAGCGATAACGCCGCAGCGTCGGGTTTGGGTTGTACTGGATGAGATCACCGAACGGCGTGCCAGGTGCGAGGCCATTGATCTCGAGCCGCGAGTATACGTTGCGCACGGTGGATGAGATGGGTGGAGTGCCGTCGTACTGCTCGTGCTTGAGCGCGTTCGTAAAGTTGCGCTGCGTGAGGATCGGGTTCTTGAGCTTATGCTTAAGGTCGCGCATCTTGTGACGATTGCGGGCGTCGGCGTTGAGCCACACGACGTCGTGGGTGTCCTCACGACCATCGCGGAACTGGTTCACGCCGTCTAGCATGTACCCCGCGTAGAACGCGCACCAGTCTTGTGGCTTCGTCCACTGGGTGGGATCATCGATCTTCGGGATGGACATGTTGCTCGAGCCGTGCTGACCGACCCAGAGGACGAGGCCATCGAGACGCTTCCAGATGTCACCCATCATGTCGCGGTAGATCTGGGTGACGACCTTGTGCTGCTCGACGGTGAGGTTACCCTTGATGCCGGCTTCGGCGAGTCTCCGCCGAAGCTGCTCACGCCACAGCACCCAGGGGTTGCGAACGTTGCTGGGTAATCCAACGTCCGACGGATGCTCGCCCGAGTTGCGACCGACGAGGATGAACGTGTCGTCTGGGTGACGAAGCGCGAGCTCCTTCACCACTGCGACCATCTCTACGTCGCCGCCGAGGTTTCCACATCCTTCCAGTGTCAATGGCATCGAACGTCCTAGTTTTCCATATCCGACCAACTTACCCACGGATCTTCTCCACATCTGCGATCCAGCAGTCCATCGCGTGAACCGTCTTTGCCGGCAGGAAGTTGCCGAGGGAGAGTGCGGCGAAGATGTCCAATACGTCACCAATCACACTCTCATCTTTTGTGAGTTCAATGCTCTTGATGATCTCAATGACACGCTCGTTGTAGCGCATGCCAAAGATCTCCTGCTCGAGGTCCCTCACGAGATCATGCTCGTTGCGATCCTGGTGCACCGCCGGACGACCGTAGAACGCACCGTAGCCACGTTTATCGGCGACCTTGCGGTACACGTAGCTGGCCCAGATGTCGTCATACCGACCGACGTGAGGAAACATGAACATCGCGGGTGCGAGATCGCCGCGGATCATGGTCGCCTGTGTGTTGAACGGTCCCCACGTGCCGGGCCGCACGATGACGTCCTCCGTCACGCGCATCACATTCGGCCGGCTCGCGATGCGCGTCACCGCGTCGATGTCCGGGTCGCCGGTCCACAGCATCGCCGCGACGCCGACGGGCGGCCGTTTCATGTCATACGTGTAGAACGGCTTCTCGTGCCAGCGACTCAGTGGGAAGCCACGGTGGATCACGTTGCGCATGTCGTCTGTGAGGCACTGACGTCCCGGGTTGTACCATCCTGTGTTCGTCGAGAGCACCTTTGACATGTCGTCGGTGCCGTTCATCCGCTCGATGAGCTGCTCGACCTGCCACGATGACGTCGGGAAGTTGTCGTCATCGATCGTGAGGATGTATTCAGGTTGGAACTTCATTGCCTCGAGCAGCGCGATGTTGCGGCGCTGGATGCAGTTCCAGCCGATGGCGTTGGACAGCGCACCCCACCGGGTCTCCTGCGCGATGGGATGGATGTACATGCCGTTGACGTAAAAGTCGCGCCAGATGTCGCTGAGGACAGCCTCGATCTCGGCATGCGGCGACTTCTGATCGCCGGCGATGATGATGATGTCGTCCTTGGTCATCCCGCGACTTGCCCACTGGGTGAGCACTCTGGGTACGTTGATGGTCGTGGTGATGAGCGCGACTCGCGTCACTTGACGTTCTCCAATGTGATGTTGAAGTTAAGTGCGTATGCCCAGACTATGAACAACGGAAGCGTTGGTTGCACCGTACCCGTTTCGTATTCTGAGATCTGCGACTGGCCACAACCTATCGCCTCGCCAAGTTCTCGCTGTGTGAGACCGAGCGAGATGCGACGATCACGTAGGATCTCAGCGAACGTGATGTACTCAGTCTGCTTCGGCATCATTCGTCCTTTCATCATGGAAGAGGGCGCCCGGGCAAGCTAGCGACAAGCCCGAGCGCCCTCGTACTTACTATACCACGTTCATTCGTTAGATCGGCAGGGCCGGCGGCGCATCCGTCGGGGCGACCGGACCGGGCTGGCTGGTCGGTACGGTAGGCGTCGCCGGCTGCGTGGGCAGGGACGAATTGGCGGTCGGCAGCGGCGGTCCGGCGGGACCGACCACGGTGCCCGGAGCGATCGGACCGCCGGCCAGGCCACCGCCGAGGCTCGGCAGCCAGCGATCGATCTCGGAACGAGTTGCGCCGTTCCACTCGCGGTGCTTGATGACGACGCGTGCCTGGCGACCGATGAGGTTGCTGGCCACCTGTCCCATCGACGGCTCATGCGAGAAGAACGCGTCGTCGAGACCGATCGCCTCCATGGTGCGGAAGAAGATGGCGAGCGCCATGCCGTTGTCCTCGCTGAGCACCTGCTGACCGTACACCTTGCGCTTGGCGTCCGGACCCTCGAGGATCTCCGCCGTGATCTTGATCATCGGCTTGCCGGTCGATGCCTGCACGGCCTGCGCGTCCGTGATGCGAACGGGGTGCTCACCCTCGGTGACCGGCTGAGACGCGATCTTCGCGTTCTTCATCAGGTCGGCCCATGACGTTCCCGTCATTCGTTCTCCTCCATCTTGATGTTCGCGAAGATCTTCTTCATCATCGCGTCGATGTTTGGTTCCTCGACCTCCTGGCCGAGGACTCCCTGCACACGCTCGCCGGACTCGAACTGCGGGTGCGGTCCGATCCACAGCTTGCGAACGTTCTGCGTGGGTTGCCCGTTCTCGTCGAGCTTGGGCGCGACGTAGAGATACCCACAGATGTCGACGAGGTACGGCAGTGACACACCGATCTGCCCCTGCATGTACGGGCGCCACTTGCCCTTGTCCTCGCGCGTCTCAGCGATCATAACAACGCACCGGACGGGACCTGGAAGCAGTGTGAGATCCCGGAAGGCGCGAATCGTGCTGTCCATCTTGGTGAGCAACTGCCCCCAGTCCTGGATCTGCATCGAGTCCGTGCCCTTGAGGTTCTGCTTGAGCCGTCGCTGGATCTCGGTGATCGAGTCGATGGCCACCGAGACGAAGTCGTGTTCTCGTTGTGTGAGGAACTGGTAGACGCGATCGACCTGTGCCCACTGGGTGATGGTGACGACACATACATCCCACGTACCGTCGTAGCGCGGAATGCCCTCAGTCATCGGGTCCCACTGCTTCTTCCGCGCCTTGATGAACTTCCAGCCACCCTCGGCATCGAGCACAAGGAGTGGCACAGGTGCCGTCGACGACAGTGTTGACTTACCCACCTTTGCCGCGGCGTGGACGAGAATGGACACGGTCTCAAGTGTCTTACTTGTCACTCTTGTCCTTCTTACCAAAGATCGCCGTCAGCGTGAGTGCGGTTGAAAGTGCAATCACGCTGATCGACACCGCCTGGGGCCAAGTCACTTCATCACCTCATCCTGGTAGTAGTACGAGAGCGGATCTCCCGCGACGTAGAACCGATCAATCATAGCCTCAGCGCGGGAGCCGTCGTTGAAGAGTGGGCAGACCGCGCGGTAGTCGCAAGACCAGGTGCAGTCGCCCAGTGGGTTTGGATAAGCCACACCTTGATGATGTGCTCCCCCATCGAGTCGTCGCTCGAGCTCAAGAAGATCACGAACGGTTCCCCAGAGCTGGTGATAAAAGGACTCGATCTGGTGACGATTGTGGAGCACCTCCTCTCGCTGGTAGAACGGTGGCTTAGCCTTCACCGTGCGCTTTACGCGGCGAAGCATGTTGTAGATCGCGCCGCCCGATCGCTCACCCTGCGGTGTGTTCGTCAGGATCTCGATCAGGTCGTACCAGAGCATCTGCTCGTCGATGGCGAGAAGCATGGTCTTAGAGGAAAAATCTGCGACAGTCTTGTGGTCAACAAAGCGAAGGACACCGTCAGAGCGTCGACGCACCTTCGCATCCAGCTTAGCAATGACGTAAACAGGGAGACTCCCACGGCCCACGACACCTGGGAGAAGTGCGTCTTGATACGTCTCGGAGGCAAGTACCTCATAGTCTGCGTCAGCTCCCGTCTCCTCGAGCCACTGTGCGTAACCGGCGATCATGGCTCGCTCGAGATCGTCGTCCTTCTTCATGTCGAGCAGAATGCCGGCGAGTGCGTCGTCATTCTTGAACTTCTCGATGACGACCTTCGTATCACTCTCGATCAGCTGCTCGAGGGCGGTTCGTGGGTCGACACGATCGTGTCCGGGTGGAACGTACCACCGGGCAAGTGCTCGGTGAACGCGGTCACCCACGGCGCGGACCCCCGTGGGTGACTCTTTGGCGAGTCGGAGTCCGCGGTACCAAGCAAGCCACCACTTTCGACGACATCGCTTGAACGTTGCGATCTCCGAGTGCGAGATGAGTCGCGCATCGTGACGAAGAGTGATCTGCTTTTTGCGATCTTCATAGTGAGCGAATGGATCCACGACGGTTGAAGGACCATCTATCATGCCTCCCCCAGGAACGAGTTCATGATCTTGTTCTCCTCGTCATCCAGGTGGACGATGGACCGGCCGGCCTTGAGAAGCGTCGCGCGGTCGCGGGTGATCTCGTCGAGTCTCATCGACTTCTCGTACAGGCGAGTGACCTGTGCCTCCTCGACGGTGCCCTCGGTCACGATGTCGATGATGTTGATCGCCTCGTGAATCTCGGAGCCGATGCGGTGGACGCGGTCCTCACCTTGCTTATTGTCGATCATGGACCACGAGCGCTGCAGTCGGATCATCGTGTCTGCCGCGGTCATGGTAAGTCCAGTACCGCCCGCCTTAAGAGTGAATAGTAGGCATCGAAGTCGTCCTGCCTGAAACTGCTCCAAAGCTCGCTGTCGCTCATAGGCGTCGACTTGACCGGTAATAAGCCCGTAAGAGATCTGGGTCTTGTCAAGTCGCGCGGCGGCCAGCTCAATGAGGCGACGTTGCTCGGCAGCAACCACGACTGGACGGTCTCCAAGTTCATCCAGTACCGCCATAAACTCATCGAGCTTGGGGCTGGGCTCCGCCAACTCGACAGTCCACTGAGTCGGGTCATCAGGTGCGTCATGGTAGTCGACGATGCAGTACGAAGAGGCCAGCTGCAGGAGGCGGATCTGCGCAGACAAGTCAGACTTCGCAACCAGAATACTCCCGTCCGCCAGTCGGGTCGCGAGTCGTGATTGAACCTCATCGTACGCCTTCCTCTGCTTCGGCGTCATCTCGACGAGACGTGTCTGGCGAATCTTCGGTGGCAGCTGCTGCAGGACGAGTGCCTTGGGCATGCGACGAAAGCGCGGGTCGAAGATCTTGTAGAACTCGTCACGGCGCTCGGGGTTGATGCCGACGACGTCCATGCCGCCGTGCACGTTCCACGCCAGGAGGCAGTAGAGGTCTACGAACTTGGACTTCGTTGGATATTCGTCCGGAGCCACGAAGTGCATGATCGACCAGAGATCACTCGGATCATTCGCCAGGGGAGTCCCAGTAAGAGCCCAGCGACGCTGCACCGATGCGCCACTGCCCAGGGCCCATGTGGCACGTGTCTGCTTAGCCTTTGGATCCTTGATGCGGTGCGCCTCGTCAACGACCACCGTCCGGAACGGTATGTCGTTGAGCGGACGTGGATGTACATCGCACTGCGCCGGCTTGATACCCGGCACACCATACGTCTTATCACATGTCACGCACCGGATGAGGCGGATTGAGCCATACCCGCTGAGACGGCTCAACCTGTGCGTCGACTCGAAGTTCGTGATGACCAACGCAGTTGGGTCCTTCGCAGCGGCGGCGATCAGTTTCGCCTTTGCGGTAGCTGTCCCAGTGAGCACGTACGGAGTCGCCTGTGGCAACCACGTGGCTGCCTCCTTCGCCCAGTTGGCCTTCACGGAGTTGGGAGCGATCACGAGCGCGGGAAGTACCGCGTCGTTATCATCTTCATCCAGAAAGTTCATTGCGGAGAGCACTTGAATGGTCTTACCGGTGCCCATTTCATCACCAAGAAGACCACTGCCGGCCTTGACGAGCCACGCCACGCCGAAACGCTGGAAGTCGTAGAGCCGATCATCCATGCTTCGGAATCGGTCACCTGTGAACTGCTCACGCAGCTCAAGAGATGGCTTCACGCGGGTGTTATACTGGTCCCACACCCACTGGGTGAGAAGCGGCCCAACCTCGAGCGTCTTGGGAAACTGACCCTTAAGCTGTGAACATGCGACCATCGTGAGCGGAACGGTCCACATCTTGTCGTCGGCCTTCCAGCGTGAGCCAGGAATGGCCTTGACGAGTTCCTTCTCGTTCCACGACGTATCGACGCGAATGGCGTCTTCGTGGATCTCAACGTGCGGCATTAAACACGCTCAATTCGCGTGATGTGCTTGTATGTCACCTTAGTGAGTTCAAGTTCTGACTCTGTCGTGACGAGGAAGCTGTGATGCTCGCCGGTCACATCGGTGCAGTACTCGCTCACAGAGCACGCACCCGTCTTCTTATTATGTGGATCATGATTAGGATTACGTGATAGCTTTACCGTGATGATCCACATTTCGTTCGTCCTCCGTCGTTCGTCGGTTTCTTAAAAGCTATTGTACTCGGTCGAGCATGTTTAGCCACAACTCTGGGTGATGTTGGTGGAGGAAGTACGCCGCCTGACGAGATGCGTCGTTGGCGTGGCCGTCCTTCGTCTTTATATACCAACCGAGCCGACGCAACACCGCGTCAGAGCCAACCTTCTTGGCGTCGCCCCTGGACTGTTGCCGAAAGGTTACCCCACACTGCGTGGCAACATATTCGAGCGCGCCATTGGCCTTCTGCGCATCCGGCTGCGCGGTGAGAACACGCTTACCGGGTGGCGTGTCGAAGCGCTCCCAACACAGTGAAACGCTGCCGTTGCCCGCGCCTTCCTTGGCCCATCGCTCTGCGTACGCGACGGCGTTGAGCCACGACATCTCGTTCGAACTGTGCGTCACACCGGCCACCGACGAGATGGTGACGATGCACACACCCGTCATGAGTCCGGTGTCCAGGGCCACCACGTGAAACGGATCAGTTGACATCGATCTTCTTCCCCCATCGCTCGCCATATGCGATGCCGGCGGTCACCGGCACCGAGAGCATCTTATCATCATTCATCACGTCACGTAGTGTTGCGATGACATCCTCGTACTCATCATTGGGAACGTCGAGGATCACCTCGTCATGCACCGCGAGAATCATGTATGGACCAAGTCCCGCGTTGTCGAGCTCAACGAGCTTCATCTTAAACATCTCCGCCGCGAGACCCTGCACAAGGTAGTTGACGAGCGCGTACTCCTTGCCTGGGTCTGAAGGGTGACGCCGCTGAGTGAGCGGAGATCGAACGTATCCCACTCCTTCGTCAGCCTTGCGCTGAAGTGCCGTGCGCTGGACGCGGTTTTGGAACGCACGAACACCGGGATAGGCGGCGTCGAAGGCGTGCATGGCTGCCGCCGCCTGCTCCTCAGAAATACGAGCAGTGAGAGCGAGCTTGGCGATACCCGCACCGTAGATCTTACCGTAACCCACGTTCTTGACGACCTGGCGACGAGGATCCTTCTTGCTCGTGATTGTTGCATCGGCAAACACGCTCCGTGCTAGGACGATGAAGAAGTCGTCCGGCGAGAGGAAGGCGTCGCGAAGTCCCTGGTCCTGCGACATGTGTGCCAGGCCACGCATCTCGATCTGGTCGAAGTCGCAGAAGACGAGACGGCCGTCGCCTCCGTAGCGGGTGGTGTAGCAGTTCCGTACAGTTGTCGCCGCGGGGTTGGATTCCGATGCCCGAGGGAGGTTCTGCAGGTTCGGTTTGGACATCGACATCCGACTGGTTCGAGCACCCAGTGGGTTGATGCTGGGATGCATGAGGTCGTCGGCATCGGCCTCCTCGACGATGTGGCTCAGGTACGTCGAGGCGATCTTTTGAAGTTGACGACGTGAGAGCACGGCCTCGGCGAGTGGATGGTCGATGTTGGCGAGAACCTCCTTATCGAGTGCCGGTCGTCCGCCCTTCGTTCGCTTGACGAAGTCAAAGCCCTCACGCTGAAGAATTCCGATAACGGCGAGATCGGCGCCTGGCGAGATGTGGTAGTTGTCCTGAACCCACTGAGTAACTCGCGTGCAGTACTCCTCGTACTTCTTAAGATACTCGGCGGCGTACGCGCGGTCGATGTGTGCGCCGTTCTCCTCCATGCGCTGGGTCACCCATGATGCGGCGACTTCGACCTCGTATCCCTTCCAGGATCCGTCTCGCTCGACTGCCTCCTTGTGGTGCATGAAGAGACGCTTCGTGATGACCGGATCGAGCGCACCGTACGACCAGTACGGGCCGAAGTCAATCGGCACAGTCGCCCATGTCCAACCACCCGACTTGCCGATCGCATTGTCGAGCTCGTCCTGCATCGCCGCCGCTCGTGAGTCGACGTACTTCGAGGCGAGCGTCTTGAGCGCGGTTGATCCGATCGGGTTGAGAATATGCGCCATAGGACGAGTGTCGTGGAGCCGATCAGGAGGTAGATCCACCCCAACACGGTGAAGAAATCGCCAGTCAAAGCTGACAAAGTTGTGTCCTACCCACCAGCCGTCCCACTTTCGAACCACCTCTCGTACGACGCCACCCCAGTCCTCCCAGGGAATGGCCCAGCCGGTGTTCTCATCGCCTACCTGGACGAGACGCACCTTGTGCTTGCGTTGCTCTAGTCCCTCCGACTCGATGTCGACACCGAGCACGTTGTCTGGTCGGCGAGTGCCGAGCCAGCGCATGAGGGCGAATGCCTCATCGACGGAGTCGACGAGACGAAGCTCGACATCATCCAGTGACAACGGTCAACCCACAACTCTCGAGGAATCGGTATGAGTTCTCGCTGTTGCGATGCTCCGCGGGTCTGGCTGCCTCGTCGATGACGACCTGTACGAGACCAGAATTTGCGACGAGCTTTGCGCATGGGAAGCACATGCCTCCCGTGACGTAGATCGTACCACCAACGCGAACGCTTCGGTCACACACAGAGAGCGCGTTGGCCTCGGCGTGGAGTGATGGGCAGTCGGAGTAGTCACGCTCGGGAACGTACGACGTGTCGTACAGGTGATTCACAGTGTACATCGCACGTGTGCACCATGACGAGCAACCGGCACCGTCGTGCTTGAACCCGCTGGGTGGTCCGTTGTACCCCGTGGCGACGATGCGGTTGTCTCGCGTGACGATCACCGCGCCGACCTGGTCACGCTCGCACAATGAGCGCTTGGCGATCACGCGCGCGACCTCGAGCCAGGTGTCATCCCACGTCGGACGGGTGGAGTCGAGCACGGTACCACTCCTCGCTCTTCGTCTCTTCGGTGATCTCGGTGTTGTCGATCAACGCGCGTGCACGAAGCATGATGTCACCAAACGACTGGCCCGGGTGACCAATGCCGATGGGTTGGAAGATCTCTCGCGCCGCAACTCGAGCGTTGACGTCGTTCTTCCAGCCGTCAACGAGATCGGCCGCCGCGGGACAGTCACGCTCATATAGGTGAAGCGACAGTGCGGTGTGTCGGTACATGCCCGGCTGCGTCTTGAGCGCCATGGCCACTGATGACTGCAGCTGCGTGAACTGAAAGACATCGTACGGAAGGCCGAGCCACGCGTCGTTGGAACGCATGATCACGTTCATGTCGACGAGTCCGTCACGCAGGTAGAAGTGCAGCGCGACGGTGCACGGGTAGTCGTGCTTGCCCTCGACGTTGTCGAGCCACGGATCCCAGAGGGTGATGATCGCCTGCCGTGAGTTCGGATCGGCGGTCAGCTTCCTGATCGCGAGGTACGCCTGCATCTTGATGCGCTCACCGTACGCACCCCAGAACATCCGCTCACGTGGGTTGAACTCCGCTGGATCGGAATACTGCCCGAACTGCGGAGCAAGCCTCAGGACGAGCTGGGGGTCACTAACGCCGGCGATCAGCTGCACCGCCTCGACGGCACCGATCGCCGGGTTAAGCTTGCGGCCCAACCCGAGCGGCATGCCGCCGCGAGGGTCGAGAACGACGATGGTGGTGAACCCGAGGTCAAACGTGGCTAAGCCACGGGGGCTCCGGCGCTCTCCATGCTGGATGACGCGCCGGAGCACCTGCGGGTACTCCGCCATGCTGTGGAGTACGATCTCACTCATGTGATTACAGTACCTGCTTCAGCCCGCTGGCCTGCCACACGGTCGCGTCGCCCTGGGCCAGCCACGCGACGAACTGCTCCCATGTGTAGCCGCGGGAGTGATCTGCCGTCGTGATGACGTTCAGATCCATCGTGCTCGGGCCGCTCATCCGGCCGCTCAGGTAGAACTTGCCGCCGACCTTGATGACCGCGTAGGCGTACGAGCGGTTGCCCGTGCGGTACTTCATGTCGACCTTCAACACGGTGCCGTTGCGGAACGGATCCTCGCCGTACCGCTCACGCTGCGCGGCGATCTCCTCCAGCCGCTCCGCCTGCTGCCGCAGGTTCTCCGCCTCGGTGATCAGGTCCTCGTTCGTCCTCATCTTTTGTCCCATCTCCTTGACTTGCGGGAAGTTCTCGTCAAACTTTTCGACGAGACGTCTTGCCTCACGAACCGACGGCGGTGTCGGGTTGAGAAAGTTATACATGCCTTGTGTGTCACTATAGCCACCACGCGGCACATTCATGGCGTAACCAAGACCATATGCCTCTGCCTCAGCACGATTGTACTCGTCACCCATTGTTCATCACATCATTGATCTTCTGTCCGTATCGCTTCATCGCGGTGTAGTGAAACCTCCGTTCGTACTGCGGGTGGTGAAGGTAATGTGACTCGGGAGCGATGCCATTTGACTGCCAAGCCCTCTCGGCGTTGCGGCCAAGTGTGATGACGGGAGGTCGTCCAAGCTGTCGCCACTGAAAGTACAGATCATCAAAGTCGAATTCACACGCATTAATGATCCCAACATCCATGTGGTTCACATCGGCCTCACGCAACGCACCCATGAGCCAGTGACCGGATGTGGCTCGAGCGGGAACGAACGGGAAGATGAAGCGTGGATCGTTGCGCTCATCACCGAGGAGCAACACCTTGGGTTTCGCAGGGCCGATGTATGGACCGGCCATCGGTACCGGCTTCACGCGGCAGAGAACCTCGTACGTGTTGTGTACAGCCCAGTGGGTACGTGGTCCCATCCAATGTGCGTAATCGTGGTAGATGTCCGCGAGCCACTCGCGCTTGATCAGACCGTCGCCACGTTGGTCCCATCGCTCCTGCAGGATTGATGGCGGCTGCGTCACGTACGTGAAGTTGCAGCCAAACGTCTGGAGCACCATGTCAATGTAGTCCGCTTGCTGTCCAGTGAGGAGACTCTTGCCTCGGAGGAGTGGTCCGTAGATCAACTCGCCGACGTGCCAGCGATCGAGGATGAGCCAGTCGGGACGAATGATCATCGGCTCGTAGCACCAGTCCTGGATGGGACGGAGGTAGTGCTCGAGGATGTCGACACCACTGGGTGGTGGACCCTGTCGCAGCATCTCGACGTTCATCAGGTTTGCGACGAGGTTCTGCACGAGCGTGGTCTTGCCGGCGAGGTCGGGTCCCTCAACGACGATGATGGTCATAGATCTCTCCGATTCTTCCAGAGAAGATACACGCCAAGTGCGAGAAGAATCAGTACGATCACTTCGCTGATGACGATAATGGTCACAGCGATCCGATCCACACCGCGATCGGCCAGAAGAGCACATACACGATGATGAGCGGCTCGAAGTACCGCGAGAAGCGACCCCTCGGACCGAGGAACAGGTTCGACTCATTCTCGTACAGCGGGTCCATGATGACATCCTAACTGATCGTCGCGAGCTATGTCGCCCACTGGGCGCGCTCGTATGGATCGGTGAGCTGCTGCACAGGCTGCCGAACGAAGAGGTACTCGGCCGTCCGCTCAAGCAGGATGGTGACGCGCAGGTCGCCGATGTAGGGCCTCCAGTCCTCCGCTACGGGCATGCTACGCGCCGCCGAGTATCGACCACGCCGACCCACCTGGACGTAGCTCTCGAGCGTGTCAATGGTTCCCTCGTAGACCTCGGTGTTGAACTCGATGGCGGTCGACGTTTCAACCGAGTGACGCGGCGCGTTCGGTGGCACATACGGGTCCGGCTTGGTGATCTGCGAGATGAGGACGAGCAGGAGGCCGGCGAGAATGACGACACATGGCGCGGCGATGAAGCAGAGTTGATCGAGAGAGTTCACGGTGCGTCCCTTCATCATTTATCGATATCATAGCAAGTGGGCGAGCCCGGATTTGCACCCTGGCTGTCGGTGGGTAAGGCCGTTCCCTAGGAACCCCATCGCGTTGCGAGCTAGCCGCCCCGGTAATGCCTACTGGTGCGTGGTGAGGGTGCACACTGCCTCGTACGGCGACCCACCCTGCGCGCGGATCGACTTGAGGCGGATGGATCCGGTGGACTGTGCGCCGTCGGTGATGGAGCAGAATCCATCACTGCTCGGCGCACCCTCGTACGTGAGCTTAAGCGTCACCGTGAGCTTAGAGCCGGTGTGATACACGATGGAGTGCTTCCAGCCACCCGCGGCGACCGGGATGTGTGCGGGATACGCGCCGACGCCACCCTCGATCTTGAGGTACACGTCGTACGGACCGAGCCGAGACTCGACGAACGTCTGCATCGAGAAGCAGCGCTCGTAGTCTGCACGGAAGTCGATGTCTGGGCAGCCGGGCCGGCTGTCCTTAGTGGGATCGGCGTGAGAGGGCGTGGTGCCGTCCTCGCGCTTGTCACAGCTACCGGCACCCACCAGTGGGAGTGCGAGCACCAGTGCGATCGCGGTGATGCGTCGTCGCAGTTTCACGTCTCGTCCTCCTACCGCTTGGTGTTGAGTTGACACGTGGTGTTGGGAACGCCCGTGGACAGGGTGCGCTTACTCTGGTTGCCTGGGCCGTCGTCGATGAGGCAGTACGCGTCGAAGCACCCGGCCTTGGACATCGTCAGGCCGAGCGAGACGGTGAGCACCTTCCCACTGCGGTAGCTGATGTCCTTGTGCCAGTTACCCGCGGCGACGTGGATCGTCGGCTCAGCGACGAGTCCGACGCCACCCTTGATGTCGATCGTCACGGTGTAGGGCGAGCACTTGTCGGGAACCCACGTCTTCATCGTGAAGACCGGGTCGGCGTGAGGTGCCTCGTTCCCGGGGTTGTGGCCGGGTTGCGTCGGTGCCGAGGTGTCACACTTCGCGGCGCTGAGCGCGAGTAGTACGGCGGTGAGACCCGCCGTGAGGATCCTACGCTTCATCACTCTGTCCTCTGTCTGGAAGGAGGGCCGACGACGGTGAGTCGACACCGTCGCCGACCGGCTCATTCTCTTACATGACTATTGTACCAGGAGATGCGCGTTACTTCTCGTTGATGAGGTTCTGGAACTCGAGGTATGCGTCCCACTTCTTCGCCTTCGCGGCGATCACCGGGTCGAAGGCGGGACGCTCGGTCGCGACCTGCGCCGCACGCATGTACCCGATCAGGACGTTCTGGAACTCGTCCTCGGCGGTCCGCAGTGCGTTGTACGCGGTGATGACCTTCTGGCCCATCTTGGCGAGCTCCTCATCACCGATGTGCAGGCCACGTGTCTGGCTGACCTCGGCGGGGGTGGCGACGGTGCCGGCCTTCCGACGCGTCAGTGCGCCGCGCTTACTGCCCTCGCTGCGTCGCGCGACACGCTCGGCGAGCTCCCTCTCGAGTGCGGCCGCGGTGGCCAGTGCCTCACGGGCGATCTTGGCGTCACCGTGCTTTCGCTGATGCGCGGTGACGGACTTGACGTTCTCGGCCGTGTATTCGCAGTTGGCGTCGTTCTTGTGCACGCACTGATAGATGATCCGGCCGTCCTCCAGCAGGAGGACGTCGACGGACTTAACGACGAGCTTCGAGCCGTCACCACCCGGGGCGTCCATCGTCGCCGACTCGCGCGACTCGACCTTGAGGCCGTTGACCTGGGTCAGATCCTTCATCTCTTCATCTCTTTCGTCTGTGCCGCGGAGGTTTGCGGCGTTGTGATTACACTAACAGGATCTTCGTGCATGTGCAACAACGAGTTGCAGCGATGTACTTA